GCAGAAACAGGAAAAGACGAACAAGTCCCTGACGTGTTCCAGCCGTTCGGAAACCATTTTCTTTTTAAGGATGATTTTTATCTCGTCCTCCGTCAAGTAGCCCCTATCCACTTTTTCCAGCCGAATTTTGTAGCTGGCGAACGGGTCACCCACCAGTATGCCGTTGTTGCGGGCAATGATGATGATGCGCTTGAAGAACTGCATGAACTTGGCGGTGGTGTTGTAACCGCACTTGCAGGCGGTACGCAAATACAACTCAAAATCGGTAATGAACATTGGAGTAATTTCCTTAATGGATATGTCCGATACGTTGTACTTGCTGCGGATGAACTCGGCAAGGTGGCGGCGGGTCACTTCATACTTGCGGTAGGTCGCTATCGTCTTGGATATGCCCACAAGCTGCTTCACATCGTCATTGTGCTTTTGGAACAATGAAAGGATTGTTTCGTGGCTCTCGCTATGACCTAAAAACTCGTTTTTCACTTTCTCGGCGGTCACGTAGTTGTCACGCCGCTGCATTTCGTGGTAAATGGTATTCAGGGAAGAACGTATGTCGTCCAAAAGGGCGTTTATCCTCCCGGCATCCCTGCCTTTGGCTTTGCCTGCGGCAATGCTCCAGTTGTCGGGCTGGATGCTCTGTTTCGTACTGAACTGGCAAAGTTTGCCGTCTATGGTGATGCGTGCCATAATCATAACCTCGCCGTTTTTCTTTTCAGAACCTTTCTTCAAATAAAAAAGAACCTTGAATGTCGATTTCATAACTCACTTTTTTTAGTTGCAAAATTACTTTTTACCTCTCGTTTTCGAGTTATGCAGACTATGGACTAATCAAGTCATTATCAGGTCATTTATGGACAAATCGTTACCGTTTTTGTCCGGCAGGGAATAGGTAACGATTTAGTAACGAAACTTTGTCTTTTACCGTACTTTTGAAGTCTTGGAAGCAGGACTTTCGGGCAATAAAAAAAGCCACAAATCATTGATTTGTAGCTTTTTGTCCGTTTGCTGACCATTTCTGTCCAGCACGTTCAGCGGAGAGGGAGGGATTCGAACCCAGGGAGCGGTTACCCGCTCACCGCATTTCGAGTGCGGATAATACAATTTGATTATCAATTTGTTACAACAGATACTGTAAACACATAGTAAAAACGACATTTATAGTCGTCTTTTTTGATGCAGGTCTATCATCCAGTTTGCCCATTCATCCGTCCCGTAAGCAGGAATATCGAACCACTCCTTTTCGCTCAAATGAGGCAAGAGTTGCATGATCCGCTCCAGCTCACTCCGGAACCTGAAAATATCCTCTTCCGTTAGCCTTACCGAATAATACCTCTTGCATTCCTTTAATCCGGGGAAAGCTTGAAGCAGACTCATGATCTCGGTAAAAACGGGAGACTTGCCTTTGTCTATCCTTAACGTGATTCCGGACATTCCTTTTCCCTCTTCTCTAGTTGGTATGACAGTAGAGCATTTTCCTGCTCCAAGGCATTACACCGGCTAATAGCATCTTTGAGCTGTTTCCGGAGTGAGGCTATTATTTTGTCTTTATCTTCCATGTAATTATATTTTAAACTAAAAACTATGTTCGATAAACAGATTCAACAAATTAAAATTCGCAAAGCCGTATCTAATGCAATGCGACAAGTGAAAGAAGGCAAACAACCTCCTTTCGCAGGACTGTATCTCACAAAGAAACAGCTTGAAGAACTCAAACCATACGCAGATGAATATTATTTCAACTGCGTTTTGAAAGCCAGAGTTCCCAAAGCATCAAGTTCTGTTTTATAATCAGTATATAGACGTTCTTTACCTATTATTATATCGACATTTCCATCTGAAATAGAATAATGAACGTCTATAACTTCCGCTATATGTGAAACGCCTTCAATATCAAAAACAAGCTTTTCTCCTATCCTTGGAAGCTGTTCCATACAAAGAGCATTCTTAGAAGGATTATACACTCGGTAAATTTTATCTTCTTTATCAAAACGAAGTACACTAACTATTTTCATAAATCTACAATTTATAATTCAATTACTACTACCTTGTGAAAGCATAAACCTACAATATCACATCCGCAACCACATGCAGCTTCACAATCCATTGAAAACAGAACTAGCATTTTATATTTTAGAATAAAACATTTAATACTTACAGTCATGATCAAAAAGATTATATCAATTTACATTCGGTACAAATTAGTAAAGATGTTTTTGAAAGATACTTTACATACCGACTTCGACGACGATGCCATATTTATACAGAGCGTTGTAATCTTCATATTGACAGGAAAATACCAATATGGTGATTCAAAAGAGCCAAATAGTTAGCGATAATGAGCCACCTTGCTAACTTCAAGCTCTTCGTTGTCCACCAATGCCAATATAACAGGCACTGAAAAACGGATACTTATCATATCCTTCTTGATTATTTGACAACTCATCACCTATACCTAAATTGGACAACACCACCACTTTAATCTCTTTTATGAACCACATCTCCAGAAGCATAATATTCCGTATTTGGGTCAAATTCATACTGATCATCAATTGTTAAATCTCCGTCAATAATCTCTGAGTTTATCATATGTGAATTACTAGCATAAGCTATCATATCCTTGCATTCAAATTTGTTTGTTTTGATAATAATATTGCCTATTACATATACCTTTTTCACTACAACTTTACTTCTTAAAAACAGGACTTCTGATTTTAACTTATTAATATCAGATTTTACCCCTTCAATTTCTTTATTAACATTTTCTTTTATGCGTCCTTTAATATCAAGAATATTATATCCGAACATAACAGCCAATATCGCCAAAAGGAATGAAAGAATTCCCATAATAAAACCGAGATAATCAAACCCTCCAATTCTAGGATGCTCTTGGCATAGTGCAGTAAAAGCAACAATTATCAATATGATAAGGAATGGATATATTATCCAACGTTCTTTTTTGTTCATTGTATCCAATCTAATATTTCTTATTTACAATATCACATCCGCAACCACATGCTGCTTCACAATCCACAAACCACGCACCTGTTCAATATCAATATCGAAATCATCATGGTTCTCCCGATCTATAGACCGGGCTATCCAAAATCGTTTGGCCAAAGAAGGATCGCTATAACGGCGCAAGATCTTAATATGGCCATGATAATCTCCGGTCTGCTTATCTTCGACAACAATTCCGAATACATTTCCAAACGGGATTTGATTGGGGAACTCTTTCTCAAAACTGAAACGTTTCAAGGCAATCCAACAACCGGATGGATAGGCCGGAGCCATCGAATTACCTGCGACTTGGGCAATTGCTTCACAATCCTTGCAATCAGGTAAATACCAATATCGCTTTACAGCATCTGTGCTACCTAATAACTCAGCCTTTCCTCCTGAGAACTTGAAATCAACCTCTGGCAATAACTTTAATCCTTTCTCCATAGCTTCTTTATATTCTGTTTCGGTATTAATTATCAAGTTAGAATCAGATAGTTCCAATTCCTTTTTATTGAAATAATCTATTATAATGTTAGCATTCGCCAAAGTCGGTTTTGTATTTCCGTTTCTATAATTCCCTATAGATGCTTCTGTTATACCAGTATCTTTCGCTATTTTATAATTTGACAAATCTGAATTAGAAATCTGATCAATCGCTCTTTGGATAATTTTATCTTTATCAGATTGTATATCAGCCAACATCGATCCATCTCCTTCAAGAATCCACTTGGTATTGAATATTGACCCAAATGCCAAATTGAGTTCTTCTACAAAACTATCCGTTAGATATTTCCTGTCTCCTTTTAGAGCGGAAGTAGTATTAGGATAGTTATATCTCATCTTTTCAGCGACATCTTTCTTCTTTGAAACATATCCGTTTCGTAGAAGATACATATACACTTCATTTATTCTATCTGAAATATTATCATTCATTTGTATATACTAATTATATTCGTACATTTGCAAAAACATTTAATACTTATCACTATGTTTATGATACTTTGCTTATCCATACTCATTTATTGTACAATTGATGCACTAAAGATGTATCATACCCCATCAAAAGATAAAGAAGATTTCAATGAGATCAAACAGTATTACTCATCAGATGACTACTTTGCTGAACCCATAGTAAAATCTAATCATCAGTCATCCTCAATCTCCGAAGAAACTCCATTATTTCAAATATCCGATCATCATGAAAACCGGATAGAAGATTGGAATAAATAGACAGAGTTCGTTTGCTAATCGAATATGAATCAATATCTTTTCTCATGCACTCGATAGTAATCATTATATCCCTAAAACATTTCTCTATATGCATCTCCTTATTGTCCATACTTGACTTTCTTATAGCACCAAGAGCTTTTATGAAATTATCTAAAGCATGAATATAGAACCCATTATAAAACATGGCTTGACCAAGATTGAACAAACTTGTACCTATAGCCTCTTCTTTAGACTCCTCTGTTTTGATAAGCATCTTCTTTGTAGTTTCCCCGATAGCATTTCCTAAGACATCATGGATCTTTTTTTCCACCTGCAAAACATTGTAAATCTGCCAACCAATCAAAATCGTAACCAATAAAGATAAAATACTTACCAACATTCCCATCCAATCCATAGTCATTGGTTCACAGCGCAAAAGTACGCATGATACGGAAATCAAGCTGACAACCAATGATATTACAGAAATAGTCAAAGACGCATTATTTGCCATAAGCTTTAAATATTCTTAAATACAAATTTTATTAGTAATACAGACTTGTATTTACAAATAATACTCGTATATTTGCACTTGTAATTGATTCAATGCTCAAAGATAAAGATTAAAACAACATATATAATAATGTAAGGAGGCAAAAATGGAAAAATTAAACCTACAAGGTCATAAAGCCGGTAATCTTTCTTTTCGGGAGATATACGACAGCATGGACAGAAGGGCGTTTGTTCGACGGATCGCGACCGTCACAAGGCGTTCGGAAGCTGCTGTCTATAACTGGATTTCCGGAAAGTACAGACCGGACGCATTGGCACAAACAGTAATTGCACAAGAACTTGGCATCCCTGCCAGCGAGTTATTCCCAAAGGAGGATAAGGTATGCGCGCAATAGAATTCTATACCACCCCCTCCGGCGAAGTAACTATCAAAGAGCAGGGACAGCCGGAACGCCAGTTGAAAGAGTCCGATACGGATTTCATTCAAAGTTTCCTTGAGATTTTGGAAGAGTTCTATCCGGAGGCTTATGCGGCACTCCGCAAGTATTACGCCCGCTACGACGGGAATAAATGCTACCGGGATTTCTTGGCTGTACGTAGGTTTATCAAATGCAACTTCGGGCTGTACGATAACATGATAGACGTGGATGAGAACTGGAATTTCAAATTCGAGTTTGTCGGCTGCCCTCTACGAGGAGAATGTGACGGGTTTAAGAAAATCTGTGAACCGAAGTTCAACAGCACATTATCAGACAGCCAGCTTCGGGTGATGGAGCTTTGCTACTATGGAAAGAAAGACGAAGAGATCGCGGAAACGCTTTTCATCTCGTCCCACACCGTAAAGAACCACCGGAAGAACGTTTTTCGGAAACTCTCGATACACTCCATGGCGGAGTTCATGCGATACGCGAACGAAAAGAATCTATTTAAGGGCGAATAATCATGCCAACCGAAAACACCTATCAAAGCATACCTTCTTTACGAAAGATCGAGATCGAATACCTTGCTTGGCAAATCACAAGGATGCAAGCGGGTATCCGGGAATTTATCGGACAAAAGGAAGCGCACCTCCGTTTCGGGAGACAGAACGTGGAAAGATGGGTCTCGGAAGGTAGGCTACAACGTTACAAGCGACCGGGCAAAATCGAGTACAGGCTGGAAAACCTGTATAAGTGCGCCCTAGATCCATACGACTATTAAATGAATCATTAACATAGCAAGGCACCTTGGCAAGGCGTTGCAAAAGGAAGTTTACGATACCCATCCAACTCGCTATTTCACGGACGGTAAACCGCATTGCTAATAAATCATTGACGTATGAAAACAGATTACTGGAAACTCGCCCAAGCGGTGAGGTGGGGATTTTACATCCTTTTCGGAACGCTCGCCATACTTGGAATCGTGGCTATTTGCCTAGGACATTTCCTGCATATCATCACGACGTCCGGATGTGCGGCAATGGCTTACATGATAGCTAAACATTGGTAACTAACATTTAAAAACATAACATCATGTCGAATCTAATTCAGATCAAAGTAGCTGAGTTGAATCAGCTAAACCCGCTCATGATAGCGGAAGATAACAGGGTAGAACAAAAGTTCATCCAAATGTATAACGCGATCTGGGGTACCGCCCAAGGAGCGCAAATCTACGAGAAAGAGAAATTCAACTTCCGGAAGATCTTACAAGACAAGCCGGAACTGCAAAAATGCACACCGTTATCCCTCTATGGATGCTTTTTGGATATAGCGGTCAACGGCCTGTCACTTGACCCGACAGGACGACCGCACTGTTATATTCTTCCCCGTAGCACGAAGACCGGCTATAAGGATAACAACGGTAGCGATATCTACGAACTACGTGCTTATCTCTCCATCACCGGATATGGCGAGTTAGTCATGCGGCAACGTGCCGGACAAGTCCGTTACGTGGATAATCCCGTGGTTTGCTATGAGGGCGATACCTTCTCCCCCGGGTTGATCGACGGCGTAAAGACCGTGACCTACCAAGCGGCATGCCCCCGAAAATCCAACAAGGTGATAGGTGGTTTCTTACGTATCGTACGCACCGACGGTACCGTGGACTGGCACTGGATGATGGAAGGCGATATCAAGCGATTGGAAGCGTACAGCTTTAAGAACAACCAGAAATGGAACCCGCAAACCCGGCAGAAAGAAGGGAAGGCCAATGCCCTTTATACCTCTAGCGAAGGAGGTATTGATCCGGGATTCTTGGAAAGCAAGCTTATCAAGCACGCTTTCGACGGATATCCCAAGGTACGCACGGGACAGTTCTCCTCATTCGAGACACAGGAGGAACCACAAGAGATCGACTACGGACTGGAAGAAACAACCGTTATCCAGCCCAATCAAGCCGGACAGCAACCGCAAGCCCTCCAGCCCCAATCGGAAAATCCCTTACAAGGATTCGGAGAGCAACCGCAAGCGGAACCGGTACCCGTATCTGGTATAACAGCCCAAATATCACAAGAAGATGAAGAAGCCGGATTTTAAGAGTTCAATATCAACATTCAAAATTTTATCGACATGGATACACAGAATAACAATTTACCTTTCAAGGCTAACGAGGTCATTAGCATCTTACAGACAGCCCCGGATATTCTCGCCCGCAATGAGGCGTCGGTCTCAGCTTGCACGAACGCAGGGAAAACCCTCTTGGACACGATTGAGGGAAATGGAGGTATCGGCACGGACGAGATCGACACTGCGGTACAAGAATACCTTGCGAAGTCAAAGAAGACCGTAGAGAACATGAACAACCGCCGGAAGCCGTTAACCCAAATGCTAACGGCTATATCCAAACGTTTCACGACACTAGAGGGTTCCATAGACGCCAAATCCAAGGGAACCATCCCTTATCTGCTACAGATGGAGCGTAACAAATACGCCGCCAAGAAGCTGGAAGAGCAAAAACGCCGTGAGGAAGAGGCCCGGCAAAAACAGTTGGCGGAGAACGAGAAAGCCCAATACCGGGCCGACATAACGGTCTTGCTTGATACCACGTACGCCGCCTACGTCGAGAAGCATATCAACGCCTTGAACGGGATTTTCAATCGTGCCTCCCTAGCCACGTATGGGGACGTATGCCGGCAGATCACGCAAACAAGCACCGGTTTCTCATGGACGGATTTCGTGAAAAACGTCGTGGATAATAAACAGACATTCTATATGGACGGTGAGACCCGCAAAGCGATCAAGAACGAGATAGCCATCCTAAAGAAAAAAGAATATTCCGATCGATACGCTTTCGAGATCGAGGGACTGAAACAATCCTTGGTCGACCGCCTCCCATCCCTCCGAAAACAACTGGAGGAGCAAGAGGAAATTCGCAAGACCAACGCAATCGAGGCGGCACGGCTGGAGGAGGAGCGCAAACGGAAAGAGGCGGAGGAACGTCAAAAGGCCGAACTGGAACGCAAGCGCAAGGAAGAGGAAGCGAGAGCCAAGGCGGAGGCAGAGAAAGCCACCGCGGAAGTACAGGCAGCATTCGATTTCAGCGCCGCCAGTATGTCTCCTACCCCTACCAAGGCGAAGATCAAGAAAAAGATCCAAGTCACCAATCCACAAGGATTCATGCAGGTATACCAGATGTGGTTCATGCGTGAGGGTATCAACATGAGCATGGAGGATCTTGAGAAGATCCACAAGAAGATGATCTCCTACTGCGAGAAGGTCGTGAATAAGGACGGTGAGCGAATCCAGTCCGCTTTCGTGAGATATGTCGATGACGTAATAGCCAAATGATATGAGAAAGCTATATCTGTCCTCATGGATAAACTTCGGGAAATACAGGCGTACACCGAGTAACCTAAAAAAGATCCTCGATACGGAAGAGGGCCGCAAATGGTTCCGGTGGCTGATGGATAACACTTACGATTTTGAATTTGACTTCGCGGTCATTGAATACTTAAAACTCAAGGAAGAAGATGCAAGATACGTATTACCAACGGTCTGAGGTCAGCAACTCAGACCTGACAGAACTAAAGAACCTCCTCTATCCCCGTACGCAATACGGGGATAAGGAGAAGGCGTTCAAGTTCGGGAGTCTGGTGGATGCGATGCTGACAGAACCCGAACGGGTAAGATATGACAAACATACGGTAGATGACGTATTGTATTCCGGGGAAGATTGGGAACTGGCACAAGCCATGATCAAGTCACTCCGTATGGAAGCCCGACACGATCCCTTATTGGCGCAAGTGCTTGCTAAAGCGGAGACGCAACGGTTCATGGTAAACAAGGGGCAACGTTTCCAATACGGCAACTTTGAATATACGCTCGACACTCGTTGCAAATGGGACTGGTGGCTTCCCACATTCGGATTCGGCGGAGACTTGAAAACTACCTTCGCCAGTTCCCAGAAACAGTTTGACGAGGCGATTGATTTCTTTGATTGGGATCGTTCCCGTGCCTGGTATATGGATATCGCCGGAAGCCGTCAAGATTTCATCTATGGTATCTCCAAGAAGAACCAAAAAGTGTTCAAGGCTTTCATCAGACGGAACGATCTGAGCTACCGGAAAGGGAAAGAGAAATACGAGGAACTAGCCTTCCGGTGGTGGATGCTAATAAGCTAATAGTATGAAGAGTCTAGTTTTAATCCTAATCGACTGGCTAAAGTGCAGGCTGGCAAAGAAATGCCCTATATGCGGAGCTTCCGTACTCGTAAAGAAATTACAGACGCATACGGGAGATACATTCAACGTATATCATTGCGGCAACTGTGGCAACGATTATATCTTAAAATAAAAATCATGAATCTCAATATCACACCGACAGACAAGATATCCAAGGAACTGGCCGCCATAGATGCCTTCCTGAATATCACAATGAGCGAAGACGTACAAGAAGCTGTCCTACGTGGAAACGACCTTGCCGTCTATATCGCCCGAACCGGGAAGCTGTTAGCGGACGCAAAATATCACCTGAACGTGAAAAAGAAATCGGAAGTATTCGACACATTACGGGAAACCGCTTCACGGGCCGGAGCGACCTCAAAGGCCGTAAACGCTATCATCGACAGCCTGTGCAAGGATGAGCAATACCTAGTCGACTGGTGTGATAGATTGAACCGGACTGCGACCCACCAATTGGAATGGTGTCGCACGATAATTAGCAAGGCGAAAGCTGAAATGGCCTTAGCGCCTCAGAGTTATAACAATCCTAAATTTTAAAAGAGCATGGAAGAATTAGTAAAAGAGCAACCCGTGTACGAGATCCAGAAAGTGAAGATCAAGAACAACCAGCTCACGGCGGAGTACACGGAAAAGTTCGTGGAAGCAAACTACAAGAACAACATCCTAAAGGAATCGGAGCAGTTTATCCACCCCGATCTACTGTACGCATTGAACCGGCTTAAGCCACACGTAGTGAAAATCTGTGAGATGCACGAGGCTACATTGGTCAATGTCGCCAATCCCTCCGACGATGACTTGAACGAGAAGCTAAAGAATATCATCGTCACCGGATACAGTAAAGGCGGTAATGATGAATCAGCCGGCGTATCAATCCAAGCGCAAAAGCTCCTGAAAAGCGGGCAGATCCTTAACCTCTCCGTCCCGTTCACCAAATATGAGGACGAGTCCGGTGACGGGTACCTTTACGGAGCCGAGTTGAAAGAGGCTATCGGTAGATGTAGTTACGAGGTGGACGCTTACCTGTTCGAAGGTAAATATGGCATCAAGCAAGAATCCTTCGATTTCGATACCCCGGAGGAATCGGATATCACGGGCGAGAAGGAAGAGAAGCCAAAGAAACGGGGACGGAAGAAAAAAGAGCAGATCAAGGAGATCGCCGAGGAGGTGAAAGCCTTCGACGAGTTCGCCTAACTAATAATAAAAACAACCGTTATGCAAATCACTTTACAAAACACGGAAAAGGGACAATGCTACGCGGTAAGGTTTGACAGGTACCGCCAGCAGGTCGTTGACAAGCTAAAGACAGCCGTCAGCGTCCGCTGGTGGGACAAGTCTACCGGAGCGTGGATGATCCCGGCCAACAATAAGTGCAAGGCGGAGCTAGACCAGCTCACCTATTACGTGAGGCACTTCGAACCCGTCAACTGGGGAGGGAACGAGTCTAAGACCGACGAGGACATAGCCTATCAAATACCGGACATGCCCGAGTTGGACGAGGATCATGGCCTAAAGATACAACCTTACCCCTATCAACTGCAAGGAATCGCACGAGGCTTACAACTAAAACGGTTTATCAATGGGGACGACATGGGCCTCGGCAAGACATTAGAGAGCATCGCTACCATCAACAAAGCTAATGCTTTCCCCTGTCTCGTTATCTGCCCCAATACGGTCAAGATCAACTGGCAACGTGAATGGCACAAGTTCACGGACAAGAAAGCCATGGTATTGACCGATTCGGTACGAACCTCATGGCCATTCTTCTGGCAAACGGGCATGAACCATGTGTTCATCGTGAACTACGAGAGCCTACGGAAGTATTTCGTACGCCGAATCAACAAATCGGAGAAATGGACGCTGAAAGACGTAGAGTTCCATAATACGATCAAGTTGTTCAAGAGCGTGATCATTGACGAATCCCATAAGGTAAAATCAACGGCTACCCAACAAAGCAAGTTTTGCAAAGGTATCACCGCCGGGAAAGAGTGGATCATCCTGTTGACCGGTACCCCTGTCGTAAACAAGCCCAACGACCTTATATGCCAACTCGCTATCATGGACCGGATGAACGATCTCGGAGGCTGGAAATATTTCACGAACCGCTATTGCTCCGGGCCGCACGGGGCCTCGAACTTGAAAGAGCTCAATTTCATGCTCTGGAAGCATTGTTTCTTCCGGAGGGAAAAATCCAAGGTACTGACTCAATTACCCGACAAGGTACGGCAGATCGTGACCTGCGAGATCACCAACCGCAAGGAATACCAAGACGCCGAGCGTGACTTGGTGGATTATCTGAGACGATACAAGGAGGCCGACGATGAGAAGGTACAAAAATCGCTGAAAGGCGAGGTCATGGTACGAATAGGCATATTGAAGGACATAACGGCCCGGGGTAAGTTGAGAGAGGTGATCGATTTCGTGAAGGATTTTCGGGAGAACGGAAAGAAGATCATCCTCTTCTGCAACCTGCATGAGATCGTAGACCGGCTCCTACAGGCGTTTCCCTCGGCGGTGTGTGTCACCGGACGGCAAGATATGCAACAAAAGCAAGCGGCCATAGACGCTTTCCAACGGAATCCCAAGACGGACGTCATCATCTGCTCCATCAAGGCTGCTGCGGCGGGTATCACGTTGACAGCGTCAAGCAATGTCGCTTTTATCGAGCTACCGTGGACATACGCAGATTGCGACCAAGCCGAGAGCCGGGCGCATCGTATCGGTCAAAAGGACTCAGTGAATTGCTATTACCTGCTTGGCCGCAAGACCATCGACCAGAAGCTCTACAGGATCATCGAGGAGAAAAAGCATATAAGCAACGCCGTGCTTGGAGCGGAGGACAATATACAAACAAACATCGTCGATATGATGGCCCGGATATTCGACGAGACCGAGGAGGAGGAATAATCATGGCAGAGGAATACATAGGGATCAACCGCTTGAAAGAACGGGAGGACGCTAATAAATATCCACGAAGGAAATGCGTAAGATGTATCCGTTATCCATGCTTCTCCGGACAAGGAATAGGTACGCACGCCATTAATCTCGCCGCTTATGGATGTAAGGATTATAAAAGTCAAACAAGATTAAAGAATATGTCGCACAATGTAAACAAAGGAGGTTCAGATGCTTAAAATATCATTGTTAATAATCGGAATGATCTCGCTAATATTCATTCTCACGTCTGGAATATCGATCCAGTTCAAGCCATTCCATATATCCCTAGCTTATCCATACTTTGAAACAGGGATGGTATTGATAGCCATTGGTTTCGCCTTGTGCTTCGGCTCGGCTTACTATCATGGAATATCAAATCATGAATATAAAGATGGTTACAGCAAAGGATTCAACGCAGGTATTGAATACATTATCGATTGGGCTAAGAATAAAAAAGAAGGCTAAAGATAACATTTTTATAGCGAGAGATAAAGACTAACAAAGAGAATAAATAAAAAGGCAGCGCCTCACAGCGCCACCCCATTACAACCTGCGACAAATATATCAAATAAAGACAACTATGGCAAGTGAGGCATTGAATAAATATATTGAGAAACGTTACGACAGGTGGCTGGATTACGCTAAGTATCACTGCTCACTTGCCGGAATGAGTAGTGAAGCTATTGACGTATTGAACGAGGTAATGTGTATGCTACTTCAAAAGCCTCTGGAACACCTCTCCCGGCTTATGGAAGCCAAGCAAGGTAAATATACCGAACTTGACTGGTATATCCTGCAAATGATAAAGCTGAACGTTACCTCGGACACGTCTCCCTACCGGCATAAATACAAGCCTATCCCGGTAGATGAGAGTGTGGATTGGCGAAGACTGAACATTATTGATGAGCCCGATGATAGTATTGACCGTACCGAGTATATCCGGGAACGGATGCAGGATATCCGGGATATGGTCGACCTGTTAGGGTTGTCCGAAAAAGCCAAACGGATCTTCGCTTGGAAATTTTTTGCAGGAGAATCTTTTGCCGATTGGCCGGGACCGGAAAGCCGGAAGGAGTTGTATGAGACCTATAAAAGTGTTTTCAATGCGGTGATGGATAAGAAGGATGGGAGGTTGCTATTTTGAAAAAGGGGAGGGTGTGTCAAAATAGAAATGGTTCGTTTGAAAAGTAACAAGTTAAAACTTCAAACATGATTTATGGCTTTGCAAAAAGCTAAATCAAGCCAAACAAAGGCGAATTTCGTATCAAATCGATGACCCAACTTACAGATCGAAAGTTTAAACTAGTGAAATTTCTATTTTGACACACAGCCCCCTATCTCAACTATCAAAATCACGTTTTTCATTACGAATAAAATATTATCTTAATGAATAAGTAATCTTTTCATAACGAGGGAAATCAGTTCTGCCAAAATCTGCTTTCCAAAAAAAACCTATTGACGCTTCAGTACCATCCTGTGTTAAATAATTTTTTAGCCTAAACGCATTCACACCTTTTTGAGGTTTATAATATTGTTCATAAATATGGGTCAAATTACCATCTTTATGAACTTTATATACTTCAATATAAATCACCGCTATTTTATCAATTAAACTTTCATCATGAAATTTGATCACAAAATCAATATATTCACCATCTGTTTTCAAAGGAGGCTGAAACGTAAAACAAGATGTTTCACCACTAAAAACTACTCCCTTACGATTATTCTTATACGTACCACTATCTAATATTTCATTATAAGTCTCTATTTCATAAATTATATGACCGGTTTTTTGCTTCATTTTCTTCACATTCTCTATTAAAGCAGACTTATCTCCAATTATTTTTTCTTGTTTTTGTATCCTCAATAAGATTTCATCCAATTCCTTTTCTGCATTTTTTAAACTATCTAGAAGTATATTTTTCTCATGCTTATTCAATGACAAACTATCATATTTTTGAGATAATATTTGATTTTGCAAACTTTCAAATCTATCTGTTTCAATAGCTAATTGTTGTTCATAATAAAAATTCAACAACAAGACAGACAAAAAAGAAGCCACTACTAAAAGCACAGGAATATATTTAGCAATACTATTTGACATCGTTCTTTTTCCGCGTATAAATAATATAACAGATAAGGCCAATACCATCATCCCTAAAATAATTGCGATATAATCTATATATGTATTCATATTATTTACTTTTTTTATTATTTAGCAATGCCATTAATGAACCACTCCAACTTAGTCCTGCAAATATTGCACTTTTAAGATTAGAAGGCTCCAACAACACCATTGACAATACAGCTCCTATTATAGGTAATAATATAAAATCTAGACGAACGTAAAAAGTATCTTTTTTATCAGGGAACATTTTTCTTAAAAAAGGTTGACAACCTTCAAAATCATCTGAATACAAAGATAAAATGTGTCCACAGATTGCTCCAAACCATGCTAAAAAACAAGGTTGTGTAATTACACCGTACAATATTTGCAATATATTCCCCATATACATCTTAAATATTTTACAAAGATAGCGAATTAACAAAAAACACATGTATCTTTCTCTTGAATTCTAATATTTGCAAATCTGCCCCACCTACAATGCCTATCCTTGGCAAAGAGGTCGTAATACAAAACTATTTCCTTTGTCGAACCAACCAATAGACTAAAGCTAATATTAACCCTCCGATAAACAAAACCATCCAAACCCATTTCGGCATTAACCGAGTATCAGCCTTTACAATCTCTTTTTTTGTCTCACGCTCAATCTGATCCACATCATCCTTCTTTACTTGGATAACTTCGGATCCTGATTGTTCAGACCTAGCAGACCGCTCCGTCTTATCCTTATCAATATCCACCTCTGTTGTTCTTGCGAGGTACTGTTTACCTGTACTGTCTGGTACAGACCACTCTGTTACAATAATATTAGCATGTAGCCTTTCATTAGATAAAAGCTGCTCCAGAATAAAAATATTGTCCTTTCGTAATAGGCTATCAAATAGACAGACGGATGTAGACATACTCCTTTCTACTTCCGTAGAGTGCTTAGAAGTACCACAGGATATAAATAGTGCTATACATATATACAATATAGTTCTCATAGTAGATTCCACCCTGCAATAACATCCGACATATCAGCCTCTCTCCCATTCTCTACTTTGCTCATACCGGCGACGATCCGGATCATCTGTTCTCGGTCGTTGATGTTTATCGGATCGTCAGCCGGGATTCCAGCGTAGTCAGATACAAATTGAATATACTTTTCCGTATGGTTCTCTTTCGGTGGTGCCCATCTTCCTATCATCTGACGGATAGTCTTTAGATGGTAGTTCCTGCCGTAGTTCAACAGGATCTTAAAGATCGCCCTATAACCGTATGCCATCGATTTAAATTGCTTGAACTCTCGATCAGAGCTTGTCTTCTCGCCTTGGAAGACATCGCTATTCTTTCTGATGTTCCCGGGGTTGTTGTTTCTCAACCCTCTGGGCAGACTACTATTTCTCATTTCTTATCCTCCCTCATTAATAACCGTTCTGCGGCTCACGATCACCGCATTTCTTTTTCTCGCACCTTTTTAAAGCCAGTTCTATCTTCACGTCCGAGTAGCTCTCTTTTAAGGTGAAAAGCTCGTCCTGTACCTGCCGGAGCCGTCCAGTCTGCTCAACGAACCGTTCCTCCTTCTCAGACAACTGCTTTTGCAAGAACTCGTTATACTCACGCAGGGCCTTGAACTCCTCCACGTCAGCTTGAGCGTCCGCTATACGGGCGTTCGTCTTACGGTTCACCCACGCACGGATACCCCATTTTATCCCCTCGATCCCGCCCATCGCACCGATTATTGCCAATATCGTATTCAAATCAACTCCCATAACTCGTTTCCTTTTAATATATACGGGGGCTTTTATTTGCCCGCCCCCGATAAAGGCCTGTAATATTTTCTATCTGTTCTCCAACTCTTCCACCCTCTTCTCAAGTGCCTTGACCTTGGCGTGCAACTCCTTGATCCCGTTGATCCCGAATGCGGTCAGCATCTGGATATAATCCACGCCGTAATAGGAATCCCCGTTATCGGGTGTTATGAGCCGTACCGCCTCGGGGAGCACCTCACGCACGGCTTGCGCCGACACGCCGATGCGAAGGATCTTGTCCTCGTCCTCCTTCATCGTGTAGTAGAAGGCGGATATACCCTCCAGCTTATCCAACACGTTCGGGATATCGAAGAAGACGCTCTTCAGGCGGATGTCCGAGGAGGTCAAGCCTTGGTAATTGGTGATATACACATGGGCCGTGCTCGCGGCGTCCTTGTTGATGTACAGGTTGGCTATATTCCCGGGACTGTTCCAGCCATAGATACCGTTGCCGTTATCGATCCGTACCCCCAAGAACGGGTATCTCCCGCCCGGGGCGTTAAATACGACCCCCGTGCCCTCCCTGTACAACACTTTCTCTACCCCCATGTCATAAAAATAGGGGCCGAATCCCTCAAAGAAGACACCTCCCCATGAGCTACGGTCTCCGAACTGGCCGGCGAACTGCGTGGTCTTCCCGATGGTCAGCATTCTCGGGAACGTTATCTGGGTACGATCCGCAACGGAAGTATCCACGTTCAGGTTCCCGTTCGTGATGGTGAAGTTTCCGATCCTTGCCAAGTTTGCAAAGATCTCCTCCACGTCAATCTCCGAGGCTGCTATCTTCCGTGCCATCAGCAAATCGGTCGCCACGCTGGAGAAGTTCGCCCCGAAGGTGTCCCAATAGGCGGTATTGGTCGGATGTTTCCCCTTGAAGGTAGGCTCGTTATCATCCACCTTAGCCACATAATACGAGCGGGTGCCATCGCTATTCTTGATCGATACGATATCGGTAATCTTGGAGCTGGCGTTATAGGTAGCGCTTGAGTCGTAATCGCCACGGTAGGTGCAGCGGGGGCCACGATCGCCACGGGGACCGGGATCGCCGTCTTTCCCGTCCTCGCCATCCGTGCCGTCTATCCCGTCCTTTCCCGGTTTGCCTTCCTCTCCCTTGATCTTGGATACGCTCCATGCGCTCCATACCCCGTTTCTCTTGGTGCTGGTGGCCATCCAGATCGTGTCCGTACTTTGGGTGTCGCTCCACTGGGTATTGGTATTAGGATGACCGTTTGGGGCCGACGGGTTCGCTACGGATGAGAACTCCACGTCGAAATCGGCCGTGTCCGTCATTTGCCTCGGGGTCGTCCACGCCGCTTGCTGTGGATCCTTCCCGTCTGACGAGAAGATCCGGGTGGAGGCCCACAAGATAGCCTCACCGGACGGGATTCCGTCGCTCCATCCCTCCGTGGTCGGTAACGGGGAGGCGTACGAGCCGCCAACGGGGACGGCGGGCGTGGCGTTCGTGCGGATGAACACCGTGCTCTTGAAACTGTTCGAGCCTTTCGCCACGAGTTTTTTCCAGTGCCTCGTGTCATCGGGGGTTATTCCGGGCGTGGTTTGGGATATACACTTATACACGTTACCATCGTAAGATACCTTGTCGCCGGGGTAATAGACGGACTTATCGGAGTAAGCGCCCCGATCCACCTCCGGATAATCGATCTCGCCGGAGGGCGATTGGTAGATACTGCCTTTCAACACGAGACCGTCTCGCTGGTCGTATGAGAGGAAAGCGTTGTCATCGCCGATCCGGAACGCCTTGGAGAGCATGTCCCAATATTGCGTGCCGTCCATGTTAATGATCTTGTTCAGCCGCATCCATCCCGGGCCTATCTCGCTGAAGCCGTAAAGAGTGGAGAAACTGCGCTGGCCATCCACCTCTGTACTCAAGGCTCCGCAAAGGAGGTTGTAATACGAGCCGTCATCCAAGTCCCTCGGCTCCTTGCTCAACAAGAACGTGCCCGCCGATCCCGACTTGGCGCAGCGGGCGTACAGGTACATGGCCTCCGTGTCATCCCCCAGATAGGGAGACGTATAGGCCGCCATGTTCCAGTACTTATACTCGGTCACCTTGTGGGAGGGGGCGAGAGAGTCTATACCCAACGTCATGTGCTGCAAGATCCCGGAGGGGGTGGCAAGCGTACGTCTCTGCCCGTCATACGTGAAGGCGTGATCCACCTCGGTGACCGTCTGCCCGTCCGCAGTGGGAATACGGTTGACGAAACGGAACTGCAACGACTCATGCCCCACCAATACCGACATGGTGCGAAGCCATGACATCGCCTGCCCCTTGCCGTAATCCTTGAAGGCCCGTTCAAGCATCCCCTGCATCTCCACCGCGTCACGCCAACGGCGAAGGGTGAACGATACGGCCTGCTTGTGCCGTGTCTCGTTCGCCACCTCCTCGCTCTCCAGCTTTCCCAGCTCATCGGACAGGAAACCGCCTACTGGTGTGTTGGATAGCTCAAGCTCCGGACTGTGGGGCCTATTGATGTAATCCCTCACCCCGGTGATCCGGATCAGGATACCGTCCGGCTGGAACTGGGGATCGCTGAAATCGACATAACCGCCGGGTACCAGCTTGGCGCCGATCGCCAACCAATTCCTCTTGGCCCATATGCCGTCCAGTTCTCCGCTGAACGCGAATTGCCGCTCCTCACGCTCGTACAGGTAGCGTACCGCCTCCCGGAACATGTCCCAGCTCGCCCCGGTCTTGGTGGCGTTGTCGCATACGTAGGCGGCGGGAAGGGATATGTTGAAAACGGCGTACTTGTCGCCGACCTCCGGATACAGGGAGGCGTTCGGCAGCGTCATGCCATCCTGCTCGGACGAGACGATCTCGAATTTACGACCGTCATGCACGTACTTCACGTCGAACTCACGGCCCGCAAGACGGCCTGTCTGGAAGATCACGGTCATGGTCTGGCCGGCGATCAGGCAATCCTCGAAATTGAGGTTGGCGGGAACCGATGAGTCATAGAAGTTGTAGAACGTGACATCGTTCCCGTCCGTGTCCTCGCCCGGCTCCGTGTCGGTCTCGCTCACCGTGCCGACCCGGGATGGATATATATCGCTGGCGTCGTAGCTGTCCTCATTATAAGAGGCAAGGGGCCTGTCCGCGCGAGTGACATACATCCCATCCGGATCGGTCTTGTACCGTCGGCCTTGGTACTCCAGCTCCTGTGACTTGGGTAACAACAATGTCTGGCTTCCATAGGCCGAGTAATCGATATTCCGCTCGCCGCCTTGCACGTAAAGGATCTCAACGGGGAGGTTGTCGCCTTGGTTCGCACGACCTACACCGGGAAGGAAACCGTTTCCCTTGCCATAGCTGAGAGCGACCGGTGCGTCCTTGAAGTACTCCACCTTGCGCAAGTGAACTGTCTTTCCGGCGATCTCCAGCTCGGTATCGAACTCCTGCGTGAGCCGTCCAAGGACAGCCCAGCATTTCTCGTGGTTGAACGACAGCAGTTTCTCCGGGGCCTCGATCACCGTACCGACCGTCCAGCCGGAATCATAAAGATTCAAGTTGTCCACCAGCAGCTCCATGAACATCCTCGGCGTGGCCGTCATGACGAACTTGAGCTTGTACGGCTTGTCGGACAACAGCTTGTACTTATATTTTTTCAGGATCTCCTCGTTACCGCCGAAGGTGACGGTATAGTCGAGGACCCTCGTGCCCTCCTTCTTGAAATCCGAAGGGTACCACAGCGTGTACCTTTCCCCCTGGTACTCGATATACGCCCCGGTGGGCAGCTCCACGTGATCCACTAGGGAGTAACGCAGCTCCACCTTCTTCGCTTGCGCTATCGCCCGGTAACGATAGCTGTCATCGTCCACCGGGATGTCAAGCAATACCTCGCCCGTCTTGTCGTAGATACGCATCTCGAACGGTATTTAAAGGGTGTTCGAGACGCTTTCGGGCATACCCAGCAAGGCACGTACCCTCGTCTTACAATCGCTTCTGTAACGCTCCAGCTCCGCGAACTCCGCCTCGAACTCGGCCATCCTTGCCGTATCCGAACCTAATTTATTGAGGGTGATCGCCTCCACCCTGTCAGCGGAATATCTCGCACGTACGAGCCCGGACACGAACCGCTCGTACGTGGCATCCGCAGCCTCTATCAGCGTGCCGCCATCCTCGCACGTGCCGGTATAGGCGTAAGCCACGCGGGGCTCCGGTTCCGGTTCGCCCCCGTGGCCCTCCGGAACGTGGTTCTCCAAGACCTCCTCGTTCAGGTATAGCAGGTAATGGTTGTCATCGTATTTTACGAATGTCTTTCTCTCCGTGTAAATCGCTCTTGTCTCCATATATTTAAATGTTTTTTAGCCGACCCGGGAGGATCGGCCAAGAGCGATCCCTACGGGTCAAGTGAACCTGAAAAATTTCTTACCGAACTTGTTGGTGAGCACCTTTATCACGGTATCCACCGGCAAGTCCTCGTGAGAGAAGTCCGTGAGCGCCTGATCAATCAAGACGGCGGAACCAGTGAAAGCGTAACGCTCCTCGCCTTTCCATCGGAAACGTATGGCGAGGCACTTCTTTGGCGTGCCGTCCTCGTTTCTCTCGATCTTGCTATCCTCAATCTTATAATCGATCAACTCAATCAGCCTGTCCTCCTCGGGGCCTCTCCGGTCCTCCGGTATCCGGGTATCATAAAGTATATCCTCGAATCTCATTTTCCGGTCGGCCGGGAGATCCTCCCACGGACTTTTTTTATTCCTTATCACCTGTCCCAGTCTTTTCCTTGGTGTTTCCATTCCTAATTTATTTAATAGATTACTCGTATCAGCGTGTTGGATGAAGCCTATACGGGAAGAGGCCCTCTTCCTTATCTCCTCGTCCGGCAAACCCTTCTTTCTCAATCTCGCTATCTGGCGGCAGAGAGCCACCTTGTTACGTTTCCGGACACGGACGTGATCCGGGAAATGCACGTATCCCCCCGTATCGACACCGTCCGTCACGTGCCCGATCTTCCATCTCGGGTTAAGACCGATCCTAAGCTCGTTAGCGTAATAAAGACCGATCCACTCGATGACAAGGTGCAAGAATACGGTGTCCTCATGCAGTATCAGGACATCATCGGCGAGACGGTAGCAGAAATCCAGACGGTTCAGATATCCCTTGAACCTGTCCGAGAGATATTGGATCCCTTTGGATAACTCCTCATAATCATGTTCTGTTTTGGCCGTTGCGATACTTTCCTCGATATACCTTTTCGTGTAGTACTCAACCAAAGCAGGGCATTCCCCGACATGGAAGCACCGCTTCAAATCGTGATCGAAAAGATAAAGATAGACAAGCGAGAAGAACTGCGCCAGCTTCGTGCCGGGAAACATACCGGTATCCCCCTCGACGCTGTCAATGATCTCATCAAGCCTTCGCAATAAATGATTATCCTTGATACGTGTCCTGAGCTGGCTTTTCAGTACCGGGTGATTGACGGTCGGATAGAAGTGGTGGATATCGCACAGGAGATAGTCGGTGGTACGTTCCGGATATTTTCTTAAGACCTTCCGGATCATCCTCATGTAGGCGTGGGGACCGCGTCCTCTCACCCCTCCGTAGGTATATGCGGAGAAGGATCTCGTAAAATAATCCTCCACCTCATTGAGCATCGCCCAGTGCTGGACATGATCCGGAAAAGGGAGCATCCCGATAAGACGTTTTTTCGGCTCATGGACGGTCATGAAACGATACGGGGAGGTTACGAACGTCCCGTTTTCAAAAGAGTATAGGAGATCGGAAAGGTTCTTTTCCAAGTCCGCCTCGAACTTTGTTATGGCCTTTTTGCCATGCTTGTTCTTGCTGGCATGATCAAAAGCCTTGTAATAGTTTTCTTTCCGGGCTATATCCCCGGAAAAGTCACCTTTTCTCCTCATGGTGTCCCAAGTGTCTTTTAGTGTCCAGTGTCTGCAATCGCCATCAGGTCATGAGCCGTCGGTTTATCAACCTACCGGGACTATACCCTTAGCCTTGATTTTTTGTCCAGTGACAGGGTCTCTCCTCCACTTCTTCTTACCGAATAAATCAGCGGCGTATCCTAGGGGCGACGACCAGTTCACGTTAGCGTTCGAGACCGCATTGTTACCATTGAGGTACGCTAAGCCAGCATTAGCACCGTTGTTCGCATGACCACGACGGAACGGACAGCGAAGGCCGGAACAGGACGTCAGAGAAGACAACCCGCCCAATCAATAGGCGGCACAAATGTAATATTTAATTTTTCAAGTGCGACCGCCTTACGGCGGGAAAAATAAAACAGGAACGGAAACAACATGTCAAAGAACTAAGATGCGGCACTTACGTGCCTTGGGTGCTCGGGCGCTTCGCACCCTGATGGACACAATGGACACCCGAACACAATGAACGCTAGTACTGCACGGGCACGGGGCTTACGTCCTCTGCAAAATAGCAGAGGGGCGACGACCAGTCCACGCCAGCGTACGAGAC